AAGCCGTAGTTGTAGGTATTGAGCCAATAGTTTGCCATCGGCATGATTTCGTCGCGCCATTTCCTAAAGGCATTGGCGTCGGACAGCGAATCATCGAGATCGATCCACATCACGTAGTCGGAGGTGGCTTTGCTGAAGGCGTAGTTTCTGGCTTTGGCGAAATCGAACACCCAATCGAAATAAAAGACCTTAAAACCGAGTTCTTTGGCCTTCTCCACCGTGTCATCGGTCGAACCCGTGTCTACGAGAATCAATTCATCGAAGCAGCCCTCAATGGACTTAAAAAGGACCGGTAGATTGTGTGCTTCATTCTTTGCGATGCAGCAAAGTGAGATTGTGGCCATTTAATTTCCCCCAATGTGGGGAACTATAGCCGTGGGACATGTGAAAAGAAACGCCGGAAGCGCGTTGCCAACGCTTCCGGCGCCATCAAGGACAGGAACAACTAGTGTAATTATACGCTAGCGCCGAAGGACGATTTAATGTCCTGAAGTGCTTTAACCGCGAGCGTCACTGTGCACGCTTGGATGGCGGTATTCGCGCCCGCCGAAGCGAGGCAAATCACATCGCCAGCTTGGAGCGACCAGGTCACGCCAGAACCCACGTTGAACGTCTGTCCGCCAGACGTTCCAAGGGCTTGTGCAACCAACGAGGCGCCGACGTTGATGGCGGTGAAGCCAGTGCCGACGACAAAGCGGTTGATCCACAAGGATAGGTTCGGTGCGCCAGAGAGGCCCATGCAGGCAACGCCCGCTCCGACCAATTGCCCCGGGCACGGAATAACGGCGATGCCGTTAGTCATGCCGCCAAACGTGGTACCCACGTTTACGGTGCTTGTGAAATTAAGTACCTGTTGGGAACTATCAAGATCCCTGTTTACGATAGCCATTTTCTATTTCCTTTCGTCTATCAAGTTTTTTTAGAGTGCCTGTATTAATACTGTCTGTCGTTTTCGCAAATTGCCGACGCCAGTCTTTTAGAAACGCTTCGATATTATTCAGCCGCGCTCTATCTTTCGATTCATCGACCTGTTCGTTGTGTTCGATCACTTCCTCAATCCCAACGCCCGAGTTCCACAAATCTATGGCCCTCAAATGCGCAAGAATTGGTTCCGTGCCCCACTCAACAGGTCGACCTTTCGGAGACCAGTCATCGGTTAGTGAAAAGATGTAGTGAGGTGGTCCAAGTTTGGATTGCCGGTAAATATCAATTCGCGGGGGCTTCAAACACTCAGCGCGTAGCTCAGAGTCGAAAGCCTTTACGATTTTAGTTATATGCCGGACATCCACCCCACTACCTCCAATTCATTCAATTAGGGCGACAGATAGTTTTTCACCACGGCCTGAGCGGACGGTTGCTCGTTGAACAGGTTCGCGAAATAGCGGACCCGAACCTCGAGTTGGTCAGCGGACGGCTGCGGGATATACATGCTTCCCGACTCATCGGCGAATTCCATATCCGCCAACGTGTAAAGCTTCCAATCGCCTTCGGTGAGGAAGAAGAATCGCGTCGGGCAATCCTTATCCGGAACCACCGGCAGACCGTTAAAGTCCATGTAGAATTTGTCCTTCTCGGCAAATCCGCCATCGCCTTTAGTGGTGTTGGAATAACGCTTATCCGGGGTGAGCAACTTCTGGTACATGCGCAAGCTTCCGAAGTCGCAATAGACCGCAGAATACTTAGCGCCGCCACGGATCATACCCGCGTTCCAGGCTTGCTGGAGGGTATCAATCTTAAGCTGCGAAGTATTGTTCAAGTCGACTTCGTTCGACTGGAAAGAGGTGTAAACGCTACGGTCTACAGAGTAGATCGAAGTCGTCGCACCGTTCACCGAGTAGAGCAAGCCGTACATTTCCTGGTTGTAGCTGCCCGAACGAATGAGGATGTCATCCGCAGAGCAAGTCACAGCCGCAGAAAGCGTCAAGGTCGCCGTGCTATCCGTGGGCGAGCCCGAGATAGCATTGATCGTGACCGAGGTCGCAACCGGACTAGTGCCGGAATAGATGTCGATAACGGTACCGACATCCAAGAATTTGAGCGCCGGTTCCGTTGACTCACGGCCTTTGATGACCAGAGTCGTGGAAGCAACGGCCGCCGTGTTCGCTTTCGCGAGGGTGCCATTGCCGTTCCAGCCACATTGACGGTTCACGTCGTTTTTCAAATCCTTGTATCCCATCTCGAGCTCATACGCCGCCATGCGGACGAAAGAGCCGACATCGGATTGCGAGGCTTTGATCATGGGGCCGGTGATACCAAAGCGCAGATAGTTAAACGCGCTCGAAATCGTCGCCTGCACCATGGTTTGACGACCGATAGCCGGAAGCGTTCCACCATCCGAAGTCGCACCGATACCGGTGTTACGTCGAACGCGGAGCGGACGGACTACCTGATAGCCAGACCAACCCTTTTTCACTTTTTCAGCGCCGCGCAGAATAGGAAGGTCTTCGCTGAACTGATCAGCGATAGGGCCTTCGTAGTAATTCTTGAGCGCAGCTAGACCAGAGCTAATGCCCTGAAAATTATTCGCCATGCTGTCTCCCTAAACAGTTGAAGGTTTTTGTTTAAGAAAGACGGCCTGATTCTAGGTCAGCTTCCATTAAGGCTTTCGCCTCTTTGAAAGTTTTTGGTTTCTTAGACGGTGCCGTGGGGACGCCACCACCCGAAGCCATATCCTGACCCTTCTTTTGGGCCGCTTTCTGACTTTGGATTTGGGCACGGCTTCGCTCTTGGAACCATTTCTCCCTGGCGGTGTGGTCCTCTTTGAAAAGCTTTTCGATGTCGGCCTTGCTTATGGTTTTTCCGGCCTCTTCGAGCCTCTCAGCGAGATACCCCGCCTGTGCATTGACCCATCCTTCGTGGGCTTCGGGATACTTTTTAGTTAGCTCCGAAAACCACTCATTGACGGTGTTTAAGTCAGCCTGCGTTTTGGCCTCTTGAGTGCGCTGATCAAGCGTGCTCTTAAACTCCAAAAGTTCGTCTAACTTTTTCTGCACTTCGGGATCTAATGCTTGCCGTTGAGCGGGGGCATTCTCCGAGGGTAAGCCCTGAGGTGCCGCCGTTCCCTCAGCCCTGAGTTTAGAAAGCACCTTCTCCGCGACTTTGATGTAGCGGGGAGGGTAAATTTTCTTGAACTCGGACAATAGCGCGGGGTTTTCCACTACGGCGTCTAAGTCAGCTTCGAAGTTGGTCGCATATTTGCGCTCTTCGTTAGCTAACTGGACTTTCCGAGTGTAGTCCTCGTGCCTGAGTTGGGATTCATAGAGCTCTTTCGTGCTCCAATCTTTCCCTTTGAAGCGGACACGCTCATGCTTATCGAGATCAAGAATATCGGGCTTCGCCGCAACTGGCGCTGCGGGCTTATCGACTTCCGTCTCGGGCTTATCTGGCGTTTCCTGTTTTCCTTCCGGCGCATTATCCGTGGCTTCACTTGCCTCGCTTACTTCGGGTGCGCTGTCAGAAGAATTCGTTTCAAACTTATCCGGTAACTCAACACCTAGAAACGGTGTTCCCCCCATGGTTCCCCACTATTTTTTCATGTGGCGGGCGAGAAGGGATGACTTACCTAATACTTTCGCGAGAAGGGCTAAATCTTGCTCTTCGTCGGGATGCGCTACGGCGTCACCGTTTACTACCGGCATTCCTTCGAGAGATTGCTCTTTTACATCTTCAGATTCGTTAGCCACTTCCGGCGCCATATCGGTCTCTTGACCTTCGTCGCTAGCCGGTTTGTGGTCCCCATGCATCTGAGACTGTACATCGTTTGGCTGTCCCAACACAATCGAGATGTCGACACCCTTGCCACGACGACGACGCAATGCCTCTTTCATGCTCATAATTCTTTATGCCCTTTCGCTTACAGGTCCATTGTCTGACGACTGAAGGTTATTCTCAAGAGGCGCCGCCTCTGATTCTAAAGAATTCTCTTCAGCACCAATTTCGTTTTGCAAATTGAGCGGCGGTTTTGGCGGCATCGCTACGGCGGGGTTGGCTAGTTTTGCCGCCCACGTTGTGTGCGCATCTAACACCGCAAGAAAGACTTCCTTCTTTTCCACATCCAACGATTCGTACTTTTCCGTCTTTCGATACTCGTTCAATTCTTGAATAAAAAGCACGTGGTTATCGTACTTGGACACCGGGGGCTCGAGCACTTTAATCGGCGGTTGGCCGGGCGGAGGCGGCGGAGCGCCAATCGGGTGCTCTTGCTCCACAAACAGAATCACGCCGTCTTCAATGTCCTTAATGGTCCGCTTAATTTGTTGCATGTCGGAGGAATAGCTTTTCCACATGCCGGTGTTATCGCCAAACTCCATTAGCTGCATGACCTTCATGCGAACGGCCGGATCATTCGGGTCGCCCATGAGCCCTTGCTGATAGGTGTTCATGATGTCTTGGCGCCGTAAAGATTTGGAAGTGGGAACGGTGCTGCCGCGAATGACTAGACAAGCGGTGTTCCCCTTAATGTCAGCGCCCGAGTAGTACTTAATCGAATAGTTACCCTGGCTATCGCGCTTTCGGATATTCCGTCGCGTCTTATAAAACTTTTCGCAATATTTAAGAGCCAGCGTTCCAACTCTCGCAAAGGCATGCTCGTGTTGCTCGGTCTCAATGCCGATGCGGGTTTCGTCTTGCTCTAAGATTAGCTGCATGCCGATAGCGGGCATGGAGGGTTGGACGATACCGCGTGCAATCTCAGAAAGGCCGTATATGCTCGCTATTCCGTTTTTGAGCTCCGTCGTCTCGTTGTAGGCGTACTGAGGGATCGTAGGGATGTCCATCGCGTGAGGCTCTTTCACCCCCGGCATCGGGTCGTACTCCACGACTTCCCCGTTCCGGTCGTTGAGCGCCTCTTTCAATAGGCCGTGCATTCTCGCTGCGACATACTTGCCCGCTAGCATCTTGTTCACCCACTCGGCCCGGCGGGTCAGCGTCTTGTTGTATTGGTCCTGAAGTGGTCTCGCATGTGTGGTGCAACATTCGGAGTAGTATTTGCCACCGACAACGATGTCATCAAACTTGGCGAAGGGGTACATTCCGACGGGTAGTTCGTCGTCTTTAAGTAATACGCCGTTTGCGGTGATGACGTGACGACCGTTCGGGTGCTTAATCGAAGGTCTTTCGTAGTAAGACAATTCGACGGCGGTGTTTTTCCCTTCCGCACCCAAGTCCCCGCTCGAGCCGGGGCCAAACACGTTGACGCTATTTACCCGCGCTTCATATTGCAGGCTTAATAGCCACGGCGTCTCAGGCTTTACGAGCTCACCCCGCTCATAGTGCGACTTGAAATAGTCTATCGAGCGGATTTTAGCGTGGACCACCCAAGCGCATTCGTCCTCGGTTAACTCTTTGGCGAGTGGGTCAGGAAACACTTCGAAGGCCGAGACCACATCGACTCTGACCTCACCCTCACGCCCTTGAAATTCACCCGTCTCGGGATCCGTCATCACGTTACCGATAGTCGAATCGAAGGACACTTTCAGATAAGCGTGCCCGCATTGCTGAAGCCACATACCCAAAGGGATGCGCTTGCGGTTGATTTCTTGGCGGTGCCACAAATCAACCAAGATATCGAGACTAAGTAACGCTGCTTCCTTGTCCTCTTCGCTGGGAGAGTTGGGAAGCGTGTCAAAGCGCGGAGGGACTTTGCACATACGCGCCAACCGGTTTTGCGCCATGGGGAGTAGCACGTTTTCGTGCACTCTATTTTTCGCGATGAATTGGTTCGCTCGAGCAAGCGGCATGTACTGCCGGGTCTGGGTGTCGTAGTAGACCGAATCAAAGCCCATGAGATAGGCGATGTTCGTCATCCAGATGCCTTCGTGGGCTACTCGATTGGCGTTCGCTCGAGATTCCTCGACTTTTTTTCGGACAAAGCCCGCGAGTTCCCGTTCGCCTTGCGGCTGGTCCTCGACCGTTTTCACTTCGACGGGATTTCCCGTCACCTCACCCATTAGGCGGTCTCTTACTTTGTCGAAAATCCCCATGTGGCGCTAGGGTATCTGAAAGCCCTGCAAAACGCGAAGGTCTTCCGGGATGTCGGGCTGTGGCGGATCCCGCTTAATGGGCTGCGGCGGACTAACCGTGCTGTGATAGTCGCGATAATCACGACTCATAAGCTTGTTCAATAGCTTGTGGACATGCCAGTTATGTAAAACATGCAGCGCGATAATGACTAAGAACTCCGCGACGCATAACGTGAGAAAGAATTTATTGGCGGCGTCCATTATTTTCTAAACCCACCGAACACCCGGTCCTCGAGCGACATGCTTTCAGCACGCTTACTCTGTTCGCGCTTTCCCTCTTCATAAACCCGGACGTTATGGAACACGAAGTAGTGGGTCTTATCGAAGCTTTCTAGGTCCTTGCAGACGTGCTCAATCACTTTGCGCGGCACTTCAATCTCAGGCTGTGGTTGGCCTGGTTGGTATTCGCATTCGGAGATTTGGGCCAAAAAGGCGTTGTGCTCTTCGCGGGTGATACCTGATTTCTCGACGGCATTATTCGCCGCTATTTCCTCGCTTAAAGCGGTTTTCGATGTACCACTTTTCGTAGTCGTAGGAATTTGGGCTCGGCTCATGGAATGTTTTCCTCTCTTTGGGGTAGGTTACGATAGATTCGATACTGGCGAGCGCGTCACAATTACTCACCAACACCCCGTTCGCATAATAGCAGTGATGCTGCTTAGTGCGAATGTTGTAAACGGGTTCGAAGTTTTTTCTGGTTGGCGCAGGGCATTGAGCAGGTGAAGGATTTTCGGCTACGGGGCTTTTTGTAGGTCGCCCCACAGATGACACAATTAAAGTCGATCCAGCCCTGCTGGCGCCTCGTCCTGTTTCTGCCGCCGCATAACTCGGAACAAAATTTAGTGTCTCTGAATGGGGATTTGAATTTATTGCCGCACTCAGCACATTTAAGGAGTTTTGGTGTGACCACCCCCCACACTCTTTTAGCGTGCTCCTTGTGCCATTTCTTACCGGCAGCAGACCTGTGCCACTGAGATGCGAGCGGACGAATGCGCTCAAGGTTTTGAGACATTTTTTTAATGTCTCTGCGAGTGTGTCTTGCGTGTGTTTTAGTTGATAAACACTCCAGATTTTCAAAAGTGTTATTGAACGGATCGCCGTCTTTATGGTGAACGTGGCAGCCCTTTGGAATTCTCTTTCCTGAGTAAAACTTAAAAATAGCGACATGAAGCCCAGTCGCCTTAGTCTTGCGCTCTTCATTTGTTGAATATTGGGAGAGGTAATAATTTCGCGCCCCACCCATTCGTTTGAATTTAACGCCATTGAATACCACGTACTCAGGGCGCTGTGACGTATCAACTCCACGCATGTAAACCTACTTACTTCAGTAGATGCGCTAACGTCAATCAACGACAATGGGCCACTCCACGTCCAGACGGGGTGATTTGGTGTTCCGGTCGCAAACAACGCTTTGATAGTTTCGGCGCTGCGCGACCCGGTATGGGTAATTTCATCGACCCCGTATGGGGTAATAACCTTATCGCCGGGACCGAGCGTTTCGATTCTCCTCTTTCCGTTAGGTGTGGACACTAATGTCCCCGCCACAAAACACACGTCATCGTGCGCACCCCGAGGAAACTCGTCGAGCTCCCTTAATAAATCCTCACAGCCTTGCGTTAAAAGAATGGTTCCATTCTCAAAGCGCGGAACAAGCGACAAAATTCGCATCTCTTTCGTTTTGTCTGTGCCTAAATTAACGCCAGTGACGGCGATGTGTTTATTGCGCCGTTTCATCTCTTCGTGGGCGAAGTGCACTATAGCCCTCTGAAATGCCACGTTTTCGATGCCAATCATGGACGTTTTGTATTGGTCCTCGATTTTAAAGAGCGTGTTGATTAATTCCGTAGGATTCATGCGATAGCGTTTCGCGTGTCTGACATACCAGTTTTGGTCTTTGTCGGTGGCAATCACCACAATGCCGGTGTAGTCCGCCGTGTCGGCTTCAGAAATGGCCGGATCAATGTAAGCGAAGTGGAGTAGGGGCGCTGGTAGAACGTGAAAGAATCGGCGCCAGTGTTTTTTGAACGTCTGCATGCCTTCGGGCACGCAAATGTTCTGGTACTGGTTTGCGAACAGGTATGGCCCCATGGTTCTGCGGGCCTTGCGTAAGAAGTCTTCGGTGAGTCTTTCAGGAAAGAGAAGTGTCCCGTCGTCGTTAATCGCCGAGCGGTAGCAAATATCCCAGTCTGGGTTAATTTTCATTAAGTCAAAGCTGAAGTCTCAGAGTATCCCGCGTCAAGTCCGCGTAGCACTTGCACGACAGCCGTCGCGCCAATGGCTGCCAGGTAGTAGCGGGCCGCTCCGTCGTAAGCGACGGGGGCTCCGTCCATGACGTAGAACTTTCCGTTGTTGTAGTTCGCAACCAAGGTGGCTGCGGCGTAGGTTCCGCCGTATGCGCCGTTCACAAGTCCGGGGGCTCGCATAAGTAGCAAGCTTCCGCCCGAAACATATTTAATCAAACCGCCGTTCACCCAAGCTGGGTCTTGAATCAGCAAAGCGTTCGTGACGCCTGCAACGATTGCGGTTTGTCCTGCGTCGAACCCTGTGACATCGCCTCTATCAAATGACATGGTATAAACCTAACGTAGTTAGCCCTATTGGGGCAAATGAATCTCAGTCCCCATGCGCTTAGTTTACTATCTTGTGCTCTTTATTCTCTTTCTTTTTAGTCTTTATCACCATGCGACGCGGGTTGCCGAGTTTAGCCACAATGACGCGGTAGAAACAGTCAGCACCCAAATGAAACGTGACCGCCTTCTTATCTATCTCTGTGGATAGCTCGATATCGCCCGATTCTTCAGTACACCACGAGCAAATAGTGTCTTTCATTCTTCCCCCTCAAGAGCCCTAATTTTTTCCTGTGTTTTCCATTCCGATAGGCCAATGACGAAGCTAATTTCTTTCGGCGTCAACCCCCAAAGATTTTTTAAGACTAGGATAACGCGGTCCTCGAGCGAATAGCCTTTGAGTGCGGCCTCAAGGCGTAGGGCGCGGTCTGGGTTAGACCAAGACGACGGCTCTATTTTTAGTTCGCGGCGGGCTTGGTGAATAGACGGGTATCCCTTACTGACATCGAAGCCTTGCTTTCGGAGATGATCAATGACGAAGAAACGAGAGTTTTGTTTTTCTGCGCGGCCCTCGAGACGGGCGAGCTCGAATTCTTGCGCCATCTCTTCGGCCTCTTGGGGAGATAGACCAAAGCTTATTGCCCAGTAGTAGACTTTCTTGCGTCTATTCTCATGGGTTTTGTCCACCCATTCATTCTATGTCATCTTGCGGGAATATCTCTCGCGTCATTACCCGCTGATACAAGTCATCGGAACTATAGCGCGTTCCCACGAGCACAATGGTGCCGCCCGGATCCAAGATGCTCGTGAAGTAGCGATAATGGTCGTAGACCTTGTCGCGGTTTTCCGGTGTGTTCATGTTGTTGGGTGAACAAAGGTCATCACCCAGAATTTTGTCGGCGTGAACACCGGTCTTCTCTGCGCCGATGCCCGACGCCATAATGCTCGGCTCTTTCTTAATCACCGTGCGTTGAGCGATTTGAATTTCGCTTTCATTCCACACACCATCACCCCGAAAATTTCCGAATAATTCTACAACTCGTGGTGATTGGAGATGCTGCGCTATCTCACGCAACGACCGCTTAGCGTTGTTATAGAGCTCGGAGTCGATAATGATTCGCTCGTTGGGGTTTCTAAGTAAGCACCAAATAGGGTAGGCCACGACAGCAAGCGATGTCTTAAACGTCCCGCGCGGCATAATGATCATCTTGCGTGGGGAATTATTCTCGAGCACATGAATCATCTCGCCGTGGGTGCGCCAGTTTATGTCGGAGTAGCCGAGTAGGTGTTTCGCAGTCGCATACAAA